CGTAGACGTTGAGACGTGCCCTGCGCTGCCCACTTGCCGCCCCGTGCCGCCCCGCCCGCCTTCGTATACGTTGCGATGAGACACACTCCGAAGCCCCCTGCGCCGCCGCCCGTTTCCTGCCGCGGTGTAGATTTGTCAGAGGGTGGTCCGCCTCGTTTTCGCCCCGCCGCGCATGAACTACCCGGCAAACAAAAAAACGGCCCGCCACCAAAGCGAGCCGTTTTCAATTCATTCCCTCCACGCCTAGAAACGCTATCGAATTAAGTATGGTGTTCGTCGAACTTTAAAACAGTTAACTTTTGATTGGACCGACTTTAACGTCGACCTTACCGCTAATGACAAAAAATATTATTAACATACGTCCGTTAAAAACCACCATAAATTATCCAGTTAACATAGATGTTTTTAGGTCGTGTTTCCCATCCTAGTATAGGTTTTCCTGCTGAAGTTGCTACAGGATCTGTTAGTTCAGCATGACCTTTTTTAGTCAATTCATTACCGCGACCAATTGTACGCCAATCAGTACCAGCTTGAAGATCATGATAGTTGTCTGCAATCCATGTTTCATGATTATGGCCTTTATCATCATGCGTATGGTAGTGCATTGCGTCATCTTGCGTAGAACCGACTTTATTACCTATGAATGCTTCGATTTCTCCTTTTCGATCCTTCGCTTCTGGGTCTCGCTTTGCGGGTTCTTTTCCGGTGGGATCATCTACCCCTCTTAAAAAACGTCCACGATAGTCAGGCAAATTAAATGTAGTTATTCCATCGCCTGTTCCATAGATGTCGCCAATTACTTTATAAAGCATCAATTTCCGTTTGACTTCATGGCCATCACATAAATACCAGCCCTTGCTCTCGAGCTTTTTGATGTCATCAGCATCAGTCTTGCCAGCATAGGGTAAAACCATTCCGATAAAGAAGCTTATATCTCTTGTTTCAAATACTGTTTCCATTTTTCCCTCCTTAAATTGTAATTTTGGATTTCGGAGAAGGAAATATGCTGAATTGCAGAAACATATCTCTTAAGAGGAACTGCAATTCTTGTCGGAATTCCAGGGACACCATACTGAGTCATACATTTTATCAATCCCTTCTATTGCTTAAGGCGCAGGCTTTTGACGTTTCGATTGAGTACGTTGCTCCAGACTCTAATACTTCACGCTCAGTCGCAGGCATTCTTACAGAGGCTTGAGCATTGGTTATCGCCAACGGGGCATTTATACAGACATTTTTTTAGACAATCCCCTCCACGACCATCTTGCGTTTCGCTAATTTCGCGAGGCGGTGGCGGTATGGTAATCACTCGAAGATCAGGTGATGAAGCTTTCGGTTGATAAATAATATACCTTTCTGAATTCATTGTTGGTGGCTTAACAATTACTGGTGTCATAACCCCTGACGGACTAATTGGCGGGGTTATCACGCGCTGTGCGAATGAATGAACAGGGGCCAACGCAAATGACAATAAGAAAATTAAAAACACAAAAAACTTAAGCCTATTCATAAAGCACCTCCCCATTTATTGTTTGTTCAAGTGTTTGTATCAGTTAATAATTATGGCAACTTAACAAAATGGAATTATCGCTGTGGTATTGTGTCTTGCGGTTTGATCGGCACACGGAATGAATGGAGATTGGAGATACAAGTGAATAAGGAAATGCGGATAAATACGGTTGAGATTAGAGAATCTAAAACTCGTAAGAAATACAGCTGTTGAATGAATGACGAGAGGGTGCGTAACAGGAAATCAATATTTTGGTTTCTCTAAAACACGGTATTGCTCAAAAGTCAAGTATTTTATAGTTATATTAAGTATTAAATATAAGTATAACACCTCACATTCTCGATGTCGCGCCGCCTGAATGCCGTTTTCACCAATAGAGGGTGACGCCTGTCCGCCGACATCCTTTTAATCCCCCCCAAAAAACTTTTTTTTGTCACCGCTTGAGTGTCACGTCTTGTGCGGCGCGGCTCATGGCAGTTTCTCATGGCAGTTTGGCACCGTTTTTCCGCATCTGTTAGCCTTTCCACCATGGCAAGGAAAGCGGACGACACCGTCAAAGCAGAAAGCACCGACTACCGGGCCCAGGCCTCCCAGAAGGGCCTCACGCCCGCGCGTCTGATCGAGGAGCTGAAGATCATCGCCCTGTCGGACATCGCCGACTACGTCGAGATCGACAAAGACGGCACACTTGCCGCGAAGCCCTTAACCGACTTGAAAGCCAAGAGCCGGGCCGTCCGCAAGATCAAAGAAAAGACGACCGTCACGGAAAAGGCCGACGGCACCGTCATCACCAGGACCAGCACACTGGAATACGAACTGCACTCGAAGCTCGACGCCATCGACGCCGCCATGAAGATACACGGCATGAAAGCGCCGGAGCGACGGGAAGTGAGCGCCGAGGTGAAGCACGCCCCGGACCTGCCGCCGGAGATGCAGTCCGTCATCGACGCGATCTACGCGAAAGAGTCATGAAGCGAAAAGCCGCGCATTACAATTACAGGAAGCTCTTCGGCGCCTGCCGGTCCGACAAGGCCCGAAACGCCCTGTTCCGCGAGCTTTGCCTGCGGGACCTCTTCTTTCTTTTGGTGTACGGCCTGGGCCGGCAGGACATGGACCGCGACTGGACCTACGAACGCTGCCGCGAGGTGGAGGCGGACCCCGACGGGTACCTCGACCTCTGGGCGCGGGAGCACTACAAGTCCACGATCATCACCTTCGGCCTCACCATCCGCGACATCCTGAACGATCCGGAGATCACCGTGTCCATCTTCTCTCACACCCGGCCCATCGCGAAAGGCTTCCTGCGACAGATCAAGCAGGAGTTCGAGACGAACGTGAAGCTCAAGGGCCTCTTCCCGGACATCCTCTGGGAGAGCCACCGGCAGGCCCCGAAGTGGTCCGAGGACGACGGCATCACCGTGCAGCGGAAGTCCAACCCGAAAGAGTCCACCGTCGAGGCGTGGGGCCTCGTGGACGGCCAGCCGACCTCCAAGCATTTCAAGCTCCTGGTCTACGACGACGTCGTGACGCGCGAGTCGGTGACGACGCCGGAGCAGATCGCCAAGGTGAACAAGGCGTGGGAGCTGTCGCTCAATCTCGGCTCGGAAGGCGGCAGGCGGCGCTACATCGGCACGCGCTACCACTACAACGACACGTACAAGCTGATCCTCGACCGGGGCGCGGCGATCCCGCGCATCCGGCCCGCGACGGACGACGGCACGGCCACGGGCGAGCCGGTCCTCCTGTCGGCCGACATCCTGGCGCAGAAGCGCCGGGACATGGGGCCATACGTCTTCGGCTGCCAGCTCCTGCTGGACCCCAAGGCCGACGAGGTCCAGGCCTTCAGGCCCGACTGGCTCCGGTTCTGGCCCGCGCAGAACCACTCGCATCTCAACAAGATCATCCTGTGCGACCCGGCGGGCGAAAAGAAGCGGGACAACGACTACACCGTGGCCATGGTGATCGGCCTGGGCGAGGACGAGAACTACTACGTCATTGACATGGTCCGCGACCGGATATCGCTCACGGAGCGGGGCAACCTCATCATGAAGCTCCACCGCGACTACCGGCCCATCTTTACCGGCTATGAGCAATACGGCATGCAGGCCGATATCGAATTCATCCAGTACCTGCAGGAGAAGCAGAACTACCGCTTCGGCATCACCCCCATGGGCGGCCCCGTCCCGAAGGCGGACCGCATCCGCAAGCTGATACCCCTCTTCGAGCAGGGCCGCGTCTATCTGCCGGACAACTGCATCAAGAGCGGCTATGACGGCCGCACCGAGGACCTGGTACGGATTTTCATCAACGAGGAGTACCTGGCGTTTCCCGTGTCCGTCCACGACGACATGCTCGACTGCCTGGCGCGCATCATGGATGAAAACTGCTCGCGGGAATTCCCGTCCCGCCGCGATGGTCGCTACGACGAACGGGCGATCGACACGTGGCTGGATTCCTTCGGCCGCAGCAAAAGCGACGAGATCGACTACCACTACGACATTTACGCGAGGTGACTTATGAGCATGGGATCGTTGAATTGGATGTGGCTACGGCAGATCGTGGAGAGCGGTCCGGATCCTATTCCCCCGCCGCCTCCTGCGCCTGCGGTGACGCTGCCGGAGTTAAAGGAGCCGGAAGTCCCCGACAAGGACGTCTCGGAAACCAACGCCGGCAAAACCGATGAGAAGAGGCGCATCCTGGCCGCGCTGCCGAAAGCCACGAAGACCAACCTCGGCGACACGGGCGAGCAGGGCGGCCTCGCGAAAAAGCGGCTCCTGGGCTCCGGCGGGGCCGGGAACACAACCCTCGGGTGAGGCGGAACATGGCAACGAAAACCGATGCAGACGAAATAGTACGCAAGTATGACGACCTGAAGACCAACCGGAGCACGTATCTCTCCCATCTCCGGGAAGTCGCGGAATACATGGCGCCGACACAGGCGGCGTCGCTGTTCAGCCTCACGGAGGGCGGCAAGCGGACGGAGCGCATCTACGACGGGACGCAGCTGCGGTGCGTGGACAACTTCGCCAACGGAATGTACGGCAATCTGACACCGGTGGCGACGCCCTGGTTCGCCCTGGCGTGCCGCAACAAGACGCTGAACAACAACCCGCAGGTGAAGACCTGGCTGTCCGACACCACCGAGCGCATGCGCGACGCCATCAACACGAGCAATGCCGGGATGGCGCTCTTCGAGTGCTACAAGTACCTGGCCTGGGCCGGTTCGGCGGTCGTCTACGTCGACCGCGGGTCGCGCTACGCCCTTACTTTCAAGACCTTCAACCCGGCGGTCTGTGTCTGGGAGGAAGACCCGGACGGCGTCGTCGATTCGGTCTACCGCATCGAGAAGTTCACCGCCCGTCAATGCGTCCAGGCCTGGGGCGAGAAGGTGAGTTCCGAGATCAAGCAGGCCTATGTGAAGAACGAAAACACGAGGACGTTCGATATCATCCACGCGGTCTACCCCCGCGACGACTACGACTGGTCGAAGCGCGACTCGATCAACATGAAGTACGCCTCCGTCTACCTGGTGAAGGACTCGAAGCATGTCCTCTCCGAGGGCGGATACTCCGAGTTCCCGTATGCGGTCCCCCGGTGGGACAAGGCGGACGGCGAAACCACCGGGCGCTCGCCGGGGATGAACGCCCTGCCGGACGTGAAACAGCTGCAGCAGGTCGTCTACGACACCACGGTGGCCCACCAGATGTGGCTGCGGCCGCCGGTGCTGGCCTCGAAGGAGTCGGCGCTCTCCACGAACCACTTCACGCCGGGCAAGATCGTCTACCACCGAACGGGCGAAAGGCCGGAGCCCTGGCCGATTTCCGGCGACCTGCGGGTATCGCTGGAAGAGAAGAATAGCTTGCGGGAAGCCATCCGGCGGTCCTTCTTCAACGATCTCTTCATCGTCCTTTCCGACAACGTCCCCGGCCGCACGGCCTTCGAGGTCCGGCAGATGGTGGAGGAGAAGATGAACATCCTGGGGCCTTTCCTGGGGAGGCTGATGGTCGAACTCCTCGACGTCATGCTCGCCAGGGCCTTCTGGGTGCTTTACCGCAACGGTTACATCGTTCCGGTGCCGAGAGAGCTGATCAACCAGGGGCTCAACGTGGAGTATGTCGGCCGGCTGGCCCTCGCGATGCGTCGTTACGAAACGTCGGCGACGGCGGAGGCGCTGCAGTTGACGCAGAGCATCGCCCAGGCGGATCAAAGCGTCCTCGACAACTGGAACATGGACGAAATCGTCACCGGCACGGCGCAACGCGCAGGCGTTCCGGTCAAATACCTGCGGCCCGCATCCGAACGGGACAAGATGCGCCAGGCGCGCATGGAGCAGATGCTCGCACAGCAGCAGGCCATGGAGGCGCAGGCGATGGCGCAGCAGGTGCCGTCGCTGTCGAAGGCCCCGGAAGAAGGGTCGCCCGTGGACGCGCTGATCAAGGCCGCGGGAGGAGGGAAGTAGATGCCCTACAGCCATTTGCCGGATGAAGAACAGGACAAGCAGCGGCGGATCGATTTCAGCATCGCCTTCGGGAGCGAAACGGGTTTCAGGGTGCTGCAGGACCTGGTGCTCGACGCCTGCCACGTCTACCAGGCCTCGCGCGCCCCGGAGGTGGAATTCAAGGAAGGGGAAAGAAACATCGGCCTTTACATCCTGGGGCTTTTGAACCGGGAGCTGAGGGCGAAACTACTTTAGGAGGACGAACATGACGGACGGAACTGATCCGGGCGGGAGCCCGGGGAGTCAGGGCGGAGAGCAAGCCGTAAAGCTGGACGGCGGCAACTGGGGCGAGTTCCT